CGACCTATGTGCGGCTATATTCTACAAGCTAGCTCCTATGACAACGACGAAGGAATTAAAGCTGATCGACATGACAATTCGCATGCTGACCGAACCTAAATTCATAGTTAATGAGCCTTTATTGCAAAAAGCACTAGTCAAAGAGGCCGCCAATAAACGCCAAAGTATATTAGAAGTAGCCAGCATAGTATTGCCCGAGGAACATCTGAAGGGGCTGGATGATGACTCGAAAGTCATTGAAACTAAGGCAGTGCTAGCGAGCGCACCTAAGTTCGTAAGCTTTCTTACTAGGGTTGGAGCGGAGATACCTATGAAGCCCAGTCCATCTAACCCCGATAAACAAATCCCCGCCCTCGCTAAGACAGATCAGGGGTTCATAGATTTAACAGAAAGCAGTAACCCTTTAGTCAGCGCGGCGGCGCAGGCGAGGTTAAACGTCAAAAGTACTATCCTAGAAACACGTATAAAGACCTTTCTGGAAGTGCAATCTAACGCAGGTGGGCGTATGCCCATAGCTCTGAACTACTACGGCGCGGATACTACAGGGAGGTGGAGTGGGTCATTTAAGATGAACCAGCAGAACCTACCTAGGGTAAACCCGAAAGACCCTAAGCTATCTGATGTTCTACGCAAGTGCCTACAAGCCCCAGAAGGGTATAAGGTAGTAGTGGCTGATTTATCTGGTATTGAGCTACGAGTAAACCATTTCCTATGGAAAGTGAAAGACAGTATGGATCTGTTTATAGCTGACCCTGATGGAGCTGACTTATATGTGGATTTCGCGCAGCAGATGTACGATATAAAAGAAGCTAAGGAAGTTAGTAAGCACCAGAGACAAGTAGGAAAAGTAGCCCATCTAGGGCTGGGGTTCGGGGCTGGGAGCAAGACGTTCCAAACAGTAGCCAAACTCATGGGGGGTGTAGAGCTAACCGCCTCTGAGTCTAAAAACGTAGTCGACAAATGGAGAGATAAGTACGGGGACATAACTGAAGGGTGGAAAACCTGCCACTCAGGGTTGCAGTGTATATTCAGCAACAAGGGGCATATATGCTTGGACCCGTGGGGCTTGTGCTACACCACCGCTGAAGGGATAAAAACCCCCGTAGGTATGATTCGATACCCGCACTTGAGGAAGGAGTACGAGCCTGTGCTTAATGACGATGGAACACCAACGTTAAAGGCAGATGGAACGCCGGCTCTAGGGAAGGGAGAGTGGTGGTATGGAGAAGGGCGTAACAAGACGAGAATATACGCTGGGAAAATAGTTGAGAATATAGTTCAGCATTTAGCTAGAGGTGTAATAGCAGATATGGCGCTCTCATTTAGTAAAACCCCACTAGGAAAGAAATACGGCCTAGTACATACAGTGCATGATGAGCTTATCTATATAGTTAAAGACGAGGACGCCAAAAACACGCTTGACGAAGTGCAGAAGATAATGAAGAATGGAGTTACGTGGTGGCCGGAACTAATTACATCTAGTGAGGGTGATATCGCGCAAAACTACGGAGATGCTAAATGACGTACGCGGAATTAGAAGTGGAACTAGGTATAACCCCTGATATGGTAGAAGACTTCCACCGGATGAAAACAGTATCCGCACCGGCTAAAGGTTTAGTAATAGCCCCGTCGGACATAGAGGGTATGGGTGTCGTCACTACAAGAGCTAGGAAGATGGGGGAATTTGTAGGTAAAGCTGTTGTCGGATCGTATCGAACGGCGTACGGGCGGTACCTTAACCATAGCGACGTGCCTAACGTAGTTGTATCGGCTAGCGAGGGCGTTCAGGAGCCCGACTCAACCTTATACATACAAACCTTACACGCAGTGCCGGCCTCTACTGAGCTCACTGTAGACTACCGGTCTATGTTTAATCGGGGCGCTAAATGACTACGTGGAGCTTTAGCGCTATAAAAGAGTACGAAACTTGCCCTCGCAAGTACCACGCGTCACGCGTAGAGAAACTATATCCCTTCCAACAATCCGCAGCAGCCAAGTACGGCAATGAAGTACATGAAGCCGCGGAAGTATATATTAGAGATGGCACCCCGCTCCCTGCGACTATGGTGCACTTTCAACCTCAGCTAGATAGCCTAAACAATATAGAAGGAACTAAGCTGTGTGAACATAAGATGGCGGTTACGCCGGACTTAGAACCTTGTGATTTCGATTCTGATAGCCGTTGGGTTAGAGGAATTGCCGACCTTGTTATTATTAACAAGAGCAAAGCATTCGTAGTAGATTATAAAACAGGTTCAGCTAAGTACCCCGATAGGGGTCAGCTTGAACTTATGGCTTTAATGGTGTTTAAGCACTTCCCCGAAGTTAAACGGGTGAAGGCGGCGCTAGTATTTATGGTGCATAATAAAGTAGTAAAAGCCGAGTACACCAGCGTCGGCGATGACCTAATGTGGGATAGTTGGAAATCCAGAGTAGCTCTGTTAGACAGTTCATTTGATAACGATCAATGGCATCCTAAGCCTAACGGACTATGTAGAAACTGGTGCCCAGTTGAACACTGTGAGTATCACGGAGATTGAAATGCCTTACAAGAATAAGAAAGATAGAAACTATAAACAGGAGCGTCAATACGACGGGCGTCCTGATGTAAAGAAACGCCGCGCCGCACGTAACAGAGCTAGATACAAGCTAGAGAAAGAAGGCAAAGTTCGTAAGGGCGACGGTAAAGATGTAGATCATAAGAAGCCTCTTACCAAAGGTGGGTCTAACAAAAGAAGTAATTTACGAGCGGTCCCCGCTAGTAAGAATCGCTCATTCAAACGCACTTCAACTGGCGCTGTCGCGTCCAAACGAGTCCAAACTCGTCCAGCCACGTCTAAACGACGAACGATTAAAAAGTCTAAAAAGTAATTGACACATGTTATAGTCGGTGTATACTGGCTATAACACTTTTATCAGAGGGCGCGCAAATGGACATAGTCGACGGTGGAAACCTCCACCTTAGGGTGAGAAATCGCCAAAAGATTCTCAGAGCAATACCGATGAGCCGTCCAATGGGCGAACATTCAGTGTTTGTTAAATGGACACTAGAAAACGCACGACGCCTAACTAATTTAAAGATCCGCGATACCCCCTCCCCCATGCGCCAAGACTATAAATGGCCCGGATCGTTTACGCCCTATGACCACCAGAAAATCACCGCTGAGTTTCTTACTTTAAATAATAGATCGTTCTGCTTTTCAGAGCAGGGGACGGGCAAGACTGCTTCGGCTATATGGGCGGCAGACTACCTAATGTCTATAGGAGATATAAAGCGCGTACTAGTAGTATGCCCTGTATCAGTTATGTATTCGGCATGGCTAAATGATTTATTCAGTCTGGTCATGCACCGCACTGCGGCAGTAGCACACGGGTCTAAAAAGAAAAGAGAAGCTATATTAGAGGGCGACCATGAGTTCGTGATAATAAACTACGACGGTATCCCTATTACCGAGTCCCTGCTTGTGGATAAGTTTGATTTAATCATAGCTGATGAGTGCAACTTCGTGAAAACTACATCTACTAGACGTTGGAAAGCGTTCAATAGGATTCTAAATCCCGCGACTAAACTGTGGATGATGACAGGCACCCCAGCCGCTCAATCGCCTGTCGATGCCTTTGGGTTAGCTAAGCTAGTAAACCCCAATAGAGTGCCTAGATACTTCGGGGCGTGGCGGGATAAAGTTATGGTTAAGATGAGCCAGTTCGTGTGGTCTCCCCACCCTAACGCCACTACTTTAGTAGGTGAGGCTCTTCAACCAGCCATACGATTTACTAAAGATGCTTGTCTAGACCTTCCTGAGTTAACGTATCAGACGCGAGAAGTACAACTTACACCTCAGCAGGTTAAGTATTACAAAGCTATTAAGTCTCAACAGCTCACAATAGCCGCCGGAGAGACGATAACAGCGGTACATGCCGCGGCGGGTCTTACAAAGCTACTGCAAATATCATGTGGGGCTGTATATTCTGACTCGGGCAAGGTAGTAGAGTTCGATGCTGAAAACCGGCTGGCTGAGATGGTCAGCGCTATTCGAGAGGCTAGCCATAAAACTATAGTTTTTGTACCGTTTAGGCACGCTATTGAGTTGGTGCGAGCTAGACTAGATAAAGAGGGGATCTCAGCCGAGGTTATAAATGGAGGTGTACCCGCGGGGAAACGCGCCGCCATATTCAATAGGTTTCAAAAGGAAACCGACCCTCATGTATTAGTAGTACAACCTCAAAGTGCGGCCCACGGAGTGACACTAACCGCCGCTAATACTATTGTTTGGTTCGGGCCAATAGCTTCGGTTGAAACATGGTTGCAAGCTAATGAGCGTATTAATAGACCATCTCAGCTTAATAAGATGACGGTGATTAAACTAATGGGGTCTCCCGTAGAAAAGAAAGTGTATAGAGCGCTAGAGGCTAAGGAATTAGCACATAAACAACTAACGTCTTTGTATGAAGACGAATTACATGACGACTAGGAGGAGTGATATGGACGCAGGTAGACTTGTAACCACGTATATTAAAATTAGAGATGTAAGAAATGAGCTAAAGCACAAGTTCGATGAAAAAGATGCTGAGCTCAAAAGCCAACTATCCACTATAGAATCCGCACTTATGGAATCTATGGAAGGGTTAAATGTGACAAGTCTTAAGACTGATAACGGGACTGTATTCCGTACTACTAAGACTAGATACTGGGCACCTGACTGGGACGCGTTCAAGACATTCGCATTGGAGAACGACGCGGTTGACTTGTTTGAAAGGAGAATCCACCAGTCGAACATGAAGGATTTTTTAGCTGAAAATGCTGAATCAGTACCCCCAATCGCGGCTGACAGCCGTTATTCCGTAACCGTTAGACGAGGAAAATAAAATGCAAGAGCAACAGGAATACCTTAATTCGGAAGACGCGGCTAAAGTTCTTAGTGTGTCTTTAAGTAAACTCTACCAGATGCGACAGCACGACCAACTGCCCTTCATTAAAAACGGTCGAAAAGTTATGTACAGAAGATCGTCGTTACTAGAGTTTCTCAATAACCTTGAACAACACAGTGCCACAGGAGTTAGAACATGAGCGAAGACAAAGAAGTATCTCTATTTGAAACAGGTGTACAACTGCCAGCGCATATGCGATCTGGTGAGCGGGATGAATTAACTAAAGCTTTAATTGGCGGCGATAGCTCGCTAGGTGGTAAACGTATTAGTATTCGTGGGTCGGTGTGGCGCATGATGGTTAACGGAGAGCAGGTGGCTGTTAACGAAGACAAGGCTATGAGTCTTGTTATAGTCAGGGTATCTCAGCACACCCATAGAACATATTATGCAGGCGAATATAACGCTGACGTATTCACACCCCCAGCTTGTTGGTCAGACGACGGTAAAGCTCCGCATGCGACTGTAGGTAATCCTCAGTCCTCTAGGTGTTCTACGTGTCCTCAGAACGTTAAAGGGTCAGGTAACGGCACTTCTAGAGCCTGCTCGTACTCCCGCGTAGTGGCGGTGTTACTAGATGGTGATTTAGAAGGCGATATTTATACGTTGAAGTTACCAGCTATGTCTATCTTTGGAGACCCTAAGGCTGAAACTAATATGTCTTTAGAAGCGTACACTAGATTTCTAGATAAATTCCAAGCCTCTATGACGTCGGTGGTAACTGAAGCTAAGTTTGATATTAATAGCTCAACTCCTAAAATAACGTTCAAGCCACTTAAACCGCTTACTGACGACCAGTGGAAAATTGTTATTCAGCGCGGGGGATCTGATGAGGCTAAAGAACGTGTAGCTATTCCGTCATACGGAAGTATGGGCGGCGAACCGGCTCCAGCTCCAGCGGCGGCTCCTAAACCAGCTCCGGCTCCTAGACCTAAAGCCCCTAAGGTAGTCGACAACAAGGCGAGACCGGACGAAGAACTAGCAGTGAAAGAGGCTAATGTAGCTGATATCTTAGACGGATGGGACGACTAGCACTTTTAAGAGTATAGTCACGGTGGCCGCACTAAGCGGCCATTGCATTTTCACCAGTAGGAGATATAGCTATGGACAACACCGAATTTTTTGATTCAGTGCTTCCTGATACAGGATATTACTGTTCCGTAGGTATAACTAATGGAGCTGTGCGCCAGAGCTTTGTGGAGTCAAAGGCCGATATTGTAACGCGGTCTAATAAATTATCATCGGACGGCGCGGACGTATACTACGCCCTAGCGTCTTTTAGTACCCCTACAAAACGCACTGGGGTTAACGTCGCGTACTTAAAGTGCTTGTGGCTTGATATAGATTGCGGCGCAGGGAAACCATACGCCTCACAACCCGAGGGTTTATCTGCCGTAAAGACTTTTGTTAAAACCACAGGGCTTCCTAGACCTACTGTAATAAATTCGGGGCGGGGGTGGCATGTCTATTGGCCCCTAGAAGAACCTATAAGTGTAGACGAGTGGAAGCCATTAGCTGAAGGGTTGAAGGCCCTCTGCATAGATCACAATCTCGCGGCGGATGCTGTAGTAACCGCGGATACAGCTAGAATATTACGTGTGCCAAATACGCTAAACTTTAAAGGTGAACCACCCCTTAAGGTAGAAGTATCGGTTGTGGGCGACGCGTCAAGTATAGATAGATTGAAAAGTGTTATACCCGTAAAAACACAGCGCGTGCCTGCCCCTTCGGCATCTAAACTAGTATCAACTTCGGACTCCCAAAGTAGTTTCCCTATGATAGTTCGCAAGAGCGTGAAGGGTAAAGGGTGTGCGCAGATAGCCAATATAATAAGTAACCAAGAAGGGTTAGAAGAGCCCTTATGGCGGGGAGGACTATCAATAGCTATTCGGTGCGTAGACGGGGAAGCTATGGTACATAAAATGTCCAGTAAAGACCCGAGGTATGACAGAGCCGAGGCTATAAATAAAGCTAATAACACAGTGGGCCCGTACACATGCAAAGAGTTTAGAAACCTAAACCCCGAGGCGTGCAATGGGTGTGAACAAGATATAACGTCTCCTATTCAACTAGGGCGCGAGTTTGCTAGGGCTCCAAAACCATCTGAACTGACACGCCCAGACAAAGACTCTGGTTTATTCCATCTAGAGATAAATAAACCTACTACGCCAACGAGTAGTAAATCCAGTCCCCAGTTAACTATGGCGGATATACCGTTTCCTTACTTCAAGGGAGCTTCGGGGGGAGTGTATAAAGAGTCTAAAGACGAGGACGGCGAGAAGGTTGAGGTGATGGTATACGAGCACGATCTATATATAACGCGGCGGGTATTTGACCCTCTAGACGGGGAGACTGTACTAATGAAACACCTACTCCCTCACGACGGGGCTAGAGACTTCGTAGTACCGCTCAAAATAGTACAGTCTCCTAAAGAGTTTAAAGACGTACTTAGCACTTATGGGGTGGCAGCATCCCAAAAACAAATGGGGAATATTATGGCTTACACGACAACATTCGTAAAAGAACTACAACGTAAGAGAAAGGCAGATAAAGCAAAGACCCACTTTGGGTGGAACGACGATAGAACTGAGTTTCTAATCGGGGAAAGAAACTTTACGCCGAAAGGAGAGGAATTTAGCCCTCCATCTAGTGTTACTAGAGATATATGTAAAAGTTTAGCGGAGGTAGGTGACATAGACATATGGACCGAGGGGATTCAAGACTATATGGATTCAGACGCTGAGAAACAGTTCGCTGTTCTTTGCGGGTTCGCGGCTCCTCTTATGGTATTTACAGGTTTAGACGGGATGAATGTTAACTTCTCCAGTAATAGATCAGGCACAGGTAAATCACTAGCTCTAGCCGTACAGAACAGTATCTGGGGCCATTACAAAGAACTCATGCTAGCCGAGAGAGACACAGATAACTCACGCCAGTTAATAATGGGTATTATGCACAGCCTCCCAGCCTGTTTAGATGAAACTACTAATATGGTAGCGGCTGTCTTGTCGGACTTCCTATTCTGTACATCGCAGGGGCGGGGAAAGAACCGCATGGAAGGGCAGAGAAACGCGCTGAGGGAAAACCATACTCGGTGGGCTACCATCTTATCAACTTCAAGTAACTCGTCGCCTAAAGACAAACTAGCGGCTCTTAAATCCAGACCTGACGGGGAGCTAGCCAGACTTATAGAAGTGACAATGACTCAGAAATTCACAGACGCCAAAGGGCGCGACCTATATACAATGATAGGTAGTAACTATGGCACGGCGGGCCCCATATATGCCGAGTGGTTGGTAAAGAAACAAAAAGATATACCTGACATGATCTCCCAAGCTATTCACGAAATAGAATCGGAAGTAACCTACGAAGGTAGTGAGCGTTACTGGGTGGGATTAGCCGCATTAATATTGGTATCCGCCAAGCTGGTTAAAGACTCAGTAGGACTTGAATCCGATATCCCTGCGCTAAAACTATGGGTAATAAACATGGTGAGGCAGGCTAGGGGTTCTATCAAGGAGCATATAGTAGACTACGAGAGTGTTTTGGGGGAATTTTTAATCTCTAACGTAGACGACACCATGATTATAAACAACTACACCCCAGACCCTATAACTCATAGCATCATAGTCAAAGAGGCCAGAAGAAGCGTCGTAGTGCGGAGAGAGCCGGAGAACGAGCTACTATTTATAACTAGGAAATCTCTACGGGAATACTGTGCAGAGAACCAGATTAGTATGGACGAAATGCTAGCGGGGGATATAGGATTAAAGTTCAAAGGCGGCTTCAAGAAAAGAATGACGTCTGGTACAGGTCTGATATCCACGCCTATAGACGCCCTGATGTTCAGCACGGAAGGCGTAGATATGGACGACTACATAGGGCCGAGCCATGCCCCCTGAGTGGGATATAGACGGGGCGATGAGAAATATGCTGAAGTTAGACAGTTTCTTCCTCCCCTGCTTCCAGTGCCAAGAGTTAAGGACTCGCGTGAGATCGGCCGCTACAAGGTACGGAATCGGCATAAAGGTGGTAGTCACAACAGAAGAAATGATAAAAGGGTTGCGCGTTTGGCGGCTAACCTGATAGGATTGAAGTCGAGATCGTTACGTGCGCTCCGTAATGTTTCTCTCCAAAGCTAACCCCCCAAGCTCCTCCGCTTGGGGGGTTTTTTGGTTTAGCGCTTATTGCAAAAAACGACGTGCTTAGATACCTCATCATACCTAAATGATATAGAGGTTCCCGTCCCCAGCCTATAGCCCACAGGCATACTAAACTTAAATGGCTCCTCAACCCCATCAATCCAGAAATCTAACAACTTAAACCCTAACGGGTTAGTAGACCTCAGCTTAGTTTTAACAACTGTTCCATCTCTATATATAAACCCACCTTTGTGCTTACGGATGGCAGTAAACTCTGGATAGTACTGACTTTTGATAGTGCGGCTGTCTATTAAGTGGGCGGGGCTCATTATTTATTGTCCTGTTACAATGTTAGATAAAGGGGTATTGTTTAACTTGATCCGGGGCAGGTACAGGTCGGTACATACGTTCCAGAGTTCTATTAAAATACCTTGGGTTTTAGTAGTGGCAACAACATCCCTGTCTAATAGCCGGCCTAGATCGGAGGGCTTTTTATTTCGTTTTCCGTCAAATCTTCGTCCATCTATAGGACGCCAGATATAATCGTTCCACATGCCTAATACTTCGTCGGACGTCATATCATCGCGTAGATATTCTTTTATTCTCATGATGTCTACTTCACCATCTTCAGCGCTCACTTGCTTACCCCCATTCCATAATCAGCTGGTAGGGATATGTGGACTAGCTTCTTAAGATAAAACTGAGCTTTCTCAAAGTCAGCCAAAGGGTCATCATGCTTCTTATTCGCCCTCCACAAATACTTGAATACTTGCCCTTTGCAGAAACCAACAAACTCAGCATGGGTCATGGACGCTTGAATGGCGTGAATGCACTCAATGCCGTCGTTAGATTTATAGTGGGGTGGTTGGTTAATTAGATCAATATTTATCTTTGACACGTCGCTCATTATCTCCTCCTGATAGTGCGTTAATTATCAATACACTTATTCCAATGCACAAGAATATAGGGGCGAGCACGATGGCTAACCCCCAATAAAGTAATACCATAGTGGTCTCCAAAGCAGAAAAAGGTGAGCCTTTTAATAACGTGCTCAGGTTAGGGGTGGTGTGTTCATTGTGGGACATGAGCCCAATTCAATATATCATCTGAGTAGAAATCAAAGCTGTCACCAGATGAGCTATCGCGCTCGAAGTCCCATGTGGACTGGTTTACTGAAGGGTGTAAATAGAATTGGTGGTCGCTGTAGAACTTTCTACCACCTCCGATAAAATCCTCGAACGCCTCGTGTTTATTTCCGTTAGGGGACAGCCGAGATACAACAACTACGTCCCAAGCAGGGCGCCCTGTATCTATTAATATCCATGTATTAAATGGTGGGGGTTTAAGCTCTGGTGATTCCCAGTTCAGTTTCATAGTGTAGTACCTAGAGTTATAATGTAGTAGTAACTATATTAAACCCAAGCAGTTATAGCAAATCTAATTAATAGCCCCATCTTTATTGTGCCACTCATCGACGCCACGGGTAATACCACAATAGGAACACACAGCTACTCCACTCTCAGGTATCGTGGTTGTGGGGGCGGCTTCACAGCAGTCAGACATAGGCTCAATTATCACTAAGCGACTATGATAAGACTCCATATCTATTTGTTCCCATCGGGAGCGTCGATCAATCTCCTCACTCATCGTTGATGCACTATCTCCACGCCGTCATCCATATGATACGACCTAAAACATTGAGGGCACTGATACGATTTCTTACTATAGAACCTAACCATTGGTGAACCGCAGTGGCACACATTGTCCTCCCGCCGGCTCTCGTCTTTTGGAGATATCCACCTGTTCAAGAAACTTCTAAAGTTGTTCATTTATTAAGCCCCGCTTCGCTGCGCACTGCCATTACTTTAATCCGCTTCACCAACGCATCTAGTTGAGCCTCTACTTTGTTATATTCAGAAGCTTTCCGTTTAGCGGACCAGTCGCTCTTATATATATTTGTTTTCCGCTTTCTTACATCTGA